TACCTATAAACTTACCACTTGAGTTGGTAATATAAGGCATATACATTTGTTTGGCACTGGGCCACAAACCTTTTTCAATCTCAGTGGATGTTGTACGAAAGAATATACTAAAGTACAGTGGATCGTGGATATACTGGAGATTGTCACATAAACTACCGAATGTTTTACCACCACCGGCCCCTCCGCCATAGAATACAATACTTTGTTGAGCATTGACGTATTCTAATTGCTTTGGCTGTAGTGTAATCTTGGGAATGTTTTGTGTAGGAGGTTTCTTGATGTTGTGTTGTTTAGTCATAAATCTCCTTTATTTAATACACTACATAAATGTATTAAAGAAAAGAGCCGTCATCAGCTCAATTGTTCGCAGACGGCACTAATTAAATAGTTATAGTAACTGATAGGTAAAGTTTCTGTGTGACCATCCCTGAATAAGTCTCTACTGATCTTTTGACCCGCTTTGAAGGATTTCTTAATGCTCTTTTCAATACACTCAGCATCTTTGAAAGAATATAAAGAAAACAAGAACAGAGGTTTAACTTCAAGTTCAGTGTTAGCTTTTATCCTGCTAATCCTATACTGAAATCTGGTGGTTATGCCAAATTTCAGAAAGTCGTCACCTACAGATAGGATGTAAAAATCACAAGGTTCTGATGGTGAGGGGTTAAATACACTACACTGAGGACAACCATGCTTGGAGTTCTTAGAAAGAACAGATTTAGGAGTTGTCTCATAGACACCGTGGAGGTCACACACTGGGAAAATCTTGTTAGATGCTTTGATGAAGTTACAATCTGAGAAATTTATGTGTGGGAATTTATCAGACATCTTTTCAATAAAGTAGCCCTTGCCTTTCAGTTTCGCACTTGTTGAAGATTCAACCCTGCATTTTTGACATCCACCTCTACCTAATTTTTTAAGGTGATTGGACGGAGATACATTAAATACATAGTTATGTATTTCACATCTAAGTGTTATTTCTTTATGTGCGTTTTCATATTTAACTAAGGAATAGTCAAACTGATCACCAAAACGTTGTCTTGACTTTTCAATAAACTTGTCGGCGCTATTTCTTTTCAAATCACCAGATACTATATATCCGCAAAACCTACAACCAAACCCTCGCAAATGAGAATTAGCGGTTTGTTTAAATTCACCATGAACCTTGCAGATTACTGTAATCTTCTCATCCTTAGACCTGTAATCGACCAAAGAGTAATCGTATATGTCTCCATGAACTTTTCTGCACAGTTCGATGTATTCTGATGTTGTTCTTTTCTTCATTTTAAAATCCTATTAATCAGTTACCCTCGCCCTTGGCGAAGAGTTAATCGCTTACTCTTAAGCAAAGATAACTGTTAATGGAATCTTTGCGACTATTAATTCTTCAGACCTAAGCCTACGGAAACGCCAATTCCCGCTTCTAACATAAAACGAAGCTCAACATACATCGTAGAGGTTGAGCGTTCTTACAACTAAAAGGCTTCTATGAGCCAAACATCCTAAGCACTCTGGGTAACTTTAGTTGGTAGTTATCCAACAATCTTTCCAGCGCCGTACTTATTTCAACTTCACACTAAAGTAGTGACTCTCTTACTAAACTTCTGAATTACCTATTTACTTCTGTTCTTGACAGAACGTATGGTGTATCGCTACATACACGGGCGGTTGGGATTTTTCAATTCAACTGATCCAACTCTTATCTACTATCCCACAATTAAACTTTTATCCGCCACGAGCAGAACCTTATTACAGGAAAAGTAGGCAACCTAAACAGTCCAGCTCTTATTGCCTTATGTGTAGGGTTGGGTCAGCCTTTTTGTTAACACCGATATTCACTCCTAGTGGAATCTATCGAATGCTAAATTCGGGAGTCTGCCGCTTCCAGACCAACACATTATTCACCCTTATAGTTGTCCATGTGTTATGGCGCTTGCGCGGATTCCATCATATATTTAAAGTCCTAGGGAACTTATTCGAGGACTATTCCCCAAACCACATCCAATGTGTGAATGGGAAATTCTTTACTTACTAGCTTTACGACCACGTTGCTTTGGTGCTTCTGCCACTACCGTAGCATCCTCAGCTTCATTCGTAGCCTTCTCGACTACAACATCAATCTTAGCAACTTCAACATCACTTGTCAATTCATTTTCAATAATATCGAAGAAGAATGGTGTGCGAGGTGAGGAGAAGCGTAGGCTAATTTTATCTAATTGAGATGCAATTACTTCAGCTTCTTCTGCTGTAAACTTACCTTGTTTAGCTGCTGCTGTAACAGCGTCTAATAAAGCTCTACCATCAACGATGTCTTGTTCTACACCACCAATTGTGAGCTTCATACTCAAACGTGTAGCAATTAACATACGGCAATGAGACCATTGATTGAACTTCTTACCATGTTCAATAAGGTCTTTAAAGAATGTCCGACTACCTGCCGAACTGATATTGATTAATTTCATTTGAATTCCTTATGTGATTCTTCTAAGCGGGGAGAAGAAAAATCCACCTACCGTGGAGAGGTGCAGAAGGAGAGGACTGCCGGTAGGTGGACTAGAGGGAGAGGCATACACTGACGTATACACATATAGTTATGATTATTCGTTGTTGTAAGCTAAGCTGCGCTTACTAAGCGCTGCCAAACGTAACAATGACATTCTGATATGTATTCTCTTCTTCTGAATCTTCATCACGTTGTTGTTGAGCTTTAAGCTTACGTTGTTCTTCGTCTTTAATAGCTTGGATTTCAATCTTGTCATTGTGCATAACAAGTTGATAATATTTGTCAGCAATAAACACATAGCATTTGAAAGCGTGATTAATGTTTCCTTTAGCCATCTCTTCATCTGCCATCTTCTTGATAGCTCTGATAGCTGCTGGACCACTAGACATTAATAATGTTTCTAATGATGCTTTTGCGTGTTTGTGTTTATTACCTTTTGTTCCACGAGGGCGACCTTTCAAGTTGCCGCTCTTGCCCTTGGGGAATGTTCCATCAGGATTACGTTCAAGGGGAGTTACATCAGACATAATCTGTCCTTAATTCTTTACATATTATACAATCTACAGGTATTTTAATAGGGAATCTTTAAAAGTCAAGCATTTTGTCTTGAATGTATTAAAGATTCTCATCATAACAGGGTAGATTGTTAATAGAAGTGGTTTCAGTTAATGCCTGATGTTCAAACTGATATGCGTAAGATACGTCTTTAGCTTTGTGCATACAAGTGTTACAAGTGGCGATAAGCTCTTTCGAGTTGTGATATGTTCGGGTTTGTTCTGCTCCAGATAGTGATCTACCACAAGCTAAGCAATGAAAACAAATACCCGTCAAGATGCGGGAGGGATTTGACATTGGGGAGTTCCTAAATAATGAGGGGAGTGCAATATATTACAAATGTATTTATATTAGAATGGAGGGAAAGGTGATATTAGCATTAGATTACGCTTTGTCAAGAGGGGAATGAAAATAAATATTAACTTAGTGTTTGGTAGGATTTGAACCTACGAACATATGCTTCGCCTTCCGATAGTCGCCGCGCTTAATGAGGAGTTGAACCTCTATCAGAAGTAGCTTGCTAATCCGGCCAGCTTCAAACACTAAATCAATAAAACTAATTCTACTACAACATTACTATATGTCAAGCTTTATTTTAAACTATTTCCAATCATAGACAATTTCATAATAAGGCAGCACTTCAAACTCGCCTCCTGCATCTTCTTCGCCATACAGAACATGCTGAATTGCAGCAAATTCACTATCATGACAACCAGACCAATATTTATCTGATTCTTTATTCACAGGCTCTGTTCTCCAATACTTAATAACTTTCATAAATACCTCCTATCAATTATAATCACCATACAACGCTGTATGAGCCATCTTACCTCTCCGTAATACATTCGGATGGGTGGAGGTAGATAAGCCTCTATACGTTGTTCTACGTTCGTTATTTTAGGTTATCAAGCATCTTCTTCAGCTTGAGTGTGTTGTAAGCTTTCTTTCCTATATAATGCTTATCACAGATAGCTTGGAACCCTCCAAAATGCCAGATAACTCGTTTAGCTATCCAAGATAGCTTGACAATACCATCTAGCTTTCTAAGTGACCTGTAGCACGAAGGGCGTAGGTAGTCTGGTCCACTAGCTATCCAGATAGCCCCAAACTCATCGGATATAGCGTCGAATGCTTTGTAGTCTCCATCAGTGGTCTCGTGACAAATTACTCCCCACTCTACAGCTTTAAGCTTCTTAGCGATAGCATAAGCATATTTGATTTCTTCAAACATTAGCATTGCTCCATAGCTTTACGAATTGCACGGTTAGCGTATAAATATCTATACAACCCATACTCTTCAATCGTAACCTGCTTGTTAGCTTTGCGTAGGAATGACTTTGTAACCATACCATTGCTAAATGTGTCCATAACACAAAGCTGCTCATAGTTCTCTTGTTCTTGGA